CCGATCAACTTCCCCCGGCCGCTCTCGCTGCGCTCCATGCGCTTGCGCGGCACGGCCCAGCTGAACGGCACGATCGACACCTATAACGAGGTGCTTTCCTCGCCCGATCGCGATTGGAACGGTTCGGCCTGGGTGGTGCGCGAGACGAATAATCCATCGGCGATGGCGCTCCGCCTCCTATCCAGTGCCGCGAACCCGCGTCCCGCGACCGATGCGCAAATCGACTGGCCGGCGTTCGAAGACTGGCATGAGGAATGCACTGCCAACAATCTCGCCTGCAACCACGTGATCGACTACGACGCGGGCGTCGACGAGGGCCTTGCGCTGATAGGGGCCACCGGCCGTGGTGCCGTCTGGTGGGATGGCGAGAAATACACCGCCACCATCGACCGACCGCGCACCATCGTCGTGGATCATATCAGCACACGCAACGCCTCGAACATTCGTTGGTCGACCAGCTACTTCAAGCCGCCGGATGGTCATCGCGTCACGTTCCTCGACGAGACGAACGATTACGAGCAGGGCGAGCGCATCGTGCCGTGGCCGGCGGATGTCCGCTACACGACCAAGGCCGCGATGCTGGCTGATCTTTCGCCGCGGGCCGGGAAGCGCGCGGAGGTCTATGCCGATCCGGTCGAGGCGAACAACGGCTATTACCGGAAAGTCGGCGCCTCCGACGCCGGCAGTTGGGATGTCGCCCCACTCGACATCATCGAGGCGCTGGACCTGCCCGGCATCACGAACCCGGCGCAAATCTGGATCGAGACGCGCCGCCTGCAGTACGAGCGCATCTACCGCAACGTGACCTATGTCGCGACGCAGCCCGGCGCCGTCCGCCGCGCCGGCCCCGGCGATATGGTGATGCTGGCGCGCGATGTGCTGGTGCAGGCGATGCACGCCGGCCAGGTCGTCGCCGTCTCCAATCGCCGCGTCGAGGTCGATGCCGTCTTCGCGATGGAGCATGGAACCCAATACGCCATTCGGTGGCGCCGCTATGCGGATGACGATGACAGCGTCGGCGAGTCCATTCTGCGCCAGATCAAGACCATTGCGGGTGAGCACAAGGCTGTCACCCTGATCGGCGATGGTGAGGTCCCTGGCTATGGCGATGTCGTGCACTTTGGCCCTCTGGGCACTGACAGCATTCCCGTCATTGTCGCTGGCATCGAGCGCGGCGAGGATAACGCTTCTATCCTGCACATGCTGCCGGCCGCCGACGAGATGCATGCCCGCGTGGCCGCCGAAGTCCCACCGGCGTGGAACGGGCGCGTCGGTGTCAATCTGGGTGGTTCCAATGCCGTGCCGCCGGTGCCCAAGGTCGTGTCCGTCCGCAGCGGCGTCAGCGGAACCGGTGATGCGAACGGTCTCGTCGTCACGTTGCAGCCCGGCAGCGGCGCAGTCGTTACCGCGCGGTTCGAAATCCAGCACCGGCTTGACGGGGCACCGACGTGGAGCGCCCCGATTGCGGTCTCTGCGGGGTCCGGTGCGCTCAAAATCCCTGGCTATGTCGCCGGCAACATCGTCGAGTGGCAACCGCGCGCCAAGTCCGCCTATGGCATACCCAGTGCGTGGGGCGCGTCGCGCAAGACGACGATCGGCTCGAAGGACCCGAACAAGCCGAAGGCGCTCGATAGTTCGCTCGTTGTCGTGACGCCCGGCTTCGGCAAGGCGGACGTCTTCTTTACCGTCGATTCCGACGCAGGAACCACGACCCATGTCCAGATCTATCGAAACACCACCGGAATATTCAGCGAGTCCGATGCAACCCTCGATCCCATCGTCGCTCAGGCCGGAGGATCTTACACCCGCGTCCTGGGCGATGCTACGCGCGTTACCAAGCTCACAAACGGTGACTTCACTTCGGGCGCTGGCTGGACCACTGCCACCGACATAACGATCTCCGCGGGGACCGCCAACAAGGTGGCGGGGGCCGCTGCCCGCGAACTGACGCAAGATCTGGCAACGCCCTTCGCGTCCGGCGAGACCGTGCGCGGCAAGTTCGAAATCACGGCTCGAACCGCAGGCAGCGCGCGCGCCCGACTGCGCAACATCGCTGCCGGCACGGTGCAGGACGGGGCCGATGCAAGCGCTGTTGGCACCTATTTGTTCTCGTTCACGACAACAGCGGCGCGCGACCGCTTTGCACTGCGTTTCGACGCCGCTGCTGCAATGTCAGTCGATAACGCCGCTGCGTTCAAGGCGACGAGCAGCAGCCTGCCGCAGGGCACCAATTACATTTGGCTCCGGCCGTTCAACAGCGTCACCCCCGGCGATCTCGTCGGGCCGATCGCGGTCACCGTCGCCTGATCTTCCAAAATTGAAAGAGGCCCGCATGTCTACAGGCATTCGCCTTACCGACAAGGATTTGTCGTCGCTTGTGCAGAGCGTCGTCGGCGTGTCCACCGATCCCACGACGAAGGTCGTTCGAGTTTCCATCGACGATCTGGCGCAGCAGCTGATCGCAGGGCCGGTTGGCGACGAGATCGCTGCGGCGGCGCAGGGCGAGGTGCACGCAGAAAGCTGGGCTGCGCTTTCTGCGATCGTTGGGACGCGCAACGGTCAGCCGGGCATGGTGCCGTCGGACGCCGGCACGCACACCGATCCCGTCGCGGGCGGCACAGTGGCGAACGCCGGCCTCTATCGTTGGGTCACGGCGTCTGGTGCGTGGCGGCGGATCGGAAACATTGTCGACACGAGCGCGCTTCAGGTCGCCATCGATGCCAAAACCGACAAGACGGAGACGACCAAGCTCTACCGTGCGGCGCTCGACTGGTTCACCGGCGATGTCGGGACCGCAAAGAGTTTTC